CACATTCCACAGCCTGTCCTTGGCCACTGCTGTATGGCGCGTATGGGGTAGACTCCCGCTTCCTGCTGGGTGGTGTTTGAGATCGAAGATGATTCCTTCGACTTCAATCCAGAGTTGGTCGGAGATAGTGGCTCCCACTCGTTCTGCGATAACGTTCTCCCAGTCTTCGCCATCACTTGAGGATACATGAAATGGAGTTCCACGGGTGATTAAAATCTTGCAGTTCTTTGTTTTCGGGATTTGACGGATGATCTTTACGGCCATATCCGCCTGATCCTCCATATCGGGGGCTAGAAGCTCCGTAGCCCCGCTTTTCTTCCCCTTGCCGTCCACCAGATCTCCGTTGACGAAAATGATGTCGTAGGGGCCGTTGCGCGCAATCTCGCGGGCATACCATGTCCAGTGGGCTTTGTTGATTTGCGCCCAGAGCGGGATTTCCCCGTTTTCATCTTTTTCGGGCAACCAGCCTGTAGGGGTAAGCCCGACACGATGGCCGCAGTGGAAGTCCGAGAGGACTGCTATTTTTTTGCTCATAGAGAGGTTGCTTGGTTGCAAAGATCTAAACACCGCGCATACCCGCAGATGTCCGCGACTGAGTCACGATGGCGGGGCGAGTTGGTGAGGCGGGAAAGTTTGACGGCGATCATGCACATGGCGATTTGTTGCGGAGTCACATTCACCCCAAGGATGGCTCCCCACATTTTGGCCTGTTTGGTAAAGTCTTCAATCGGGCTTCCGTAGTCTGTTTGCCGATCATAGGATGTCAGACGTTTAGCTATATCACAAACATCCTCTCTGTCCAGCCTAACTAGAGATGGATAGAGTCTGATCTTTTTTCCGATCCATTGGGCTACAGCAATCTCAGCCATTGCTCCTTTTGATTTTTCCCAGTTGGGCAGAAGCACAAGTTCATCACATTCAAAGACCGCATCGATATCTCTTCTGGCGCAATCAGTAATAAACTTCCCATCCATCTGGGAGTTGTGAGGATCTAGCCCAAGTTCCTGATCCATCCTTGCTGGATTGATTACATTGTATCCTTTTGCTTTGAGACTTTCTTCAGCTTCAAAGAAGGCTGGATAATTTAGGTTTTTAATGCCGCGCATTGGCCCGCAAACGTATATTGTAGTCATGTGGTATGTGTATTGGTTGAAATGGATAGACCTAGCGTCTATCAAAATTGTTTAATCTTTTTAGAGATCTTTGATAACTTTTTTCAAATCCCCGTCATCCAAATCATCATCATCGTCATCTTCTTCCGATTGCCCGTAAAGGATATCATGGATGTTAGAGACCAGTCCTTCAATGGCGTAGTCATTGCCAAACTTAATGAAGGCGTTTTTTGTTTCCTGTCCCTCTTCAAATGTGGCCACAATAAACCCAGAATCGAAATATTCAACCAGATCTTTCGATAGCTTGTCCAAGACCTTTTGGAGCCTTTCGTCGTGGACGGCCATGAGTTTAGTCTTGGATTTCTCCGCAATTCTTGCATCGGATGATATTGACGCCGCCCATGCATAAACGTTCAATCTTTTCCGACCCACAGTAGAAACAGGACTTTATTTCGGGCTTGCGGTAGACTTTTTTCTTGCGGGGTTTTGTCTCGTCCTTCATTGCACTTTCGATGGATTGATTCTGATGTAATTTCTTACCAGTGAAGGTGTTCTGGTTTTAAGCCAAACGCCATCACCTGAGTTGCTATCCCTTGTGCCGCGCTGGTTGGTATTCCCCTCCACGCACTGGAAATTGTTTTCTCCAACCTTGACCACAATTCCAATATGTGAGAAGTCAAAAATAACCAGATCACCAACTTGTGGCTTGGCCTTTTCAGAAAAGACCTTGGTGGTCGCTGGACGCGATTTAGCCCACTCAATATACCCAAACGCAGCAGCAGTCTTTGGCCTCCACTTCTCTGGAGTAAGAACTTTCAAGTTTAGCCATTTAACTACCTCTTGATCTTTAAGCCATTCGCGGATTATCCACGATGTAAAGGCAGCGCACCATGGCCAAGCTGCTGGTTTTAAGCTGGTTGCAGATTGGTATTCCCGAATCTTTAAACCTTTGTTATTGCCACCTACTTCCTTAACTCCGACTTGAGACAATGCTATCTCAACGAGCTTTTCGATTGCGGGGCTTTCTTTCTTTTTTGACGCTACCGAAACGCTCGACTCTGGCGCGGAGTTCGTCTTGGATTCGGGTGGCAAGCTCGGCAGGGACGGCACTGGGCCATTCTTTGATTCGATGCCAAGTAGTTTCAGGATTAACTTCCACATGGGTTGATTTCACCCACAAACCTTACCACTTGCAAACTCTTTTTCCGATATCCCAATTCCTAGAAATCCGCTCCACCTCTGACTCCGATGGTGAGGGAAGTCTTTCCATCATGGCCCCGCTTGCCTTTGGCCCAGAAGCGGAGGGAACCGAGTAAACGGACAAGGAAACTTCTGCGATCTTCTTGGGGCGGGGTTGGGACGAGGATTGCTTTGAGTAGTTCATGGGAGAGTTTCACAACCTTTTCTTGCGGCTACAGGCGGGTTTGCGGGCTTTCATAGCCTTGGGAACCTCAATGGCCCGACGAACCTCTGTATAGGTCACAGGGCCAGCCACTCCGTCCACATCGGTATTGACCAAAGCTTGGATCTTCTTGACCCCCTTAACGTTGATGGCGTTGGTGGTGTAGTTGATGATGGAGATAATGAAAGCCACCACAAACCCCGTAAGAGATACTTGGTCTACGGACTCAGCCAGCTTGGGGTCAATCATGGCAAGCTTGGAAACAACCGCTGCTACAGCCATGGCGATAAGCGGGGTGATGATGCCGCCAGATTTAGAGACCAAAAATGCTAGGATTTTATCTTTCATTTGATTATTCCTCCACCTTCACACGTTGAACCGCTGATTCAATGGTAAAGCGGATCAGAGACTCGGAAGCATCAATGCCATTGCGAAGAGCGGCTTGGGTAAGTTTTTTGACGGCTGCTTCGCGCTTTTGGCTTCCGCTTTTGCTGGAGTCGGCCAACTCGCGGACAATGTCCAAAGCAAGAGGCAGGAGGGACGCCGCAGCATCCACAAATAGTTCGCGAAGGATCGGAGCATAAAAGCTCCAGATTTTGGCAGGAACCCCGAATAGATAGGTGAAGAATGATTTCATATGTTTAAAGCTAGACTAGAATCCCTTGGACTTCAAGTAATCTTCGATTCTTTTTGTGCGCTCATCAATGCGGGCTAGGGTCTCTGACCTCTCTTGGTTTTCCTTATTAATCATTTCAATCCGCGCATCTTGTTTAGCATCATTAGCTTGGATAGACCGCATTTGTTCGGGAAGGACAACCCACCCATTGAGGGCCGAAAACAAAGTAACCATCAGGGCGATCCCCGCAATCAACTCGCTCATCGTAAGTTTTACCCCGCGCTCCATCCCTCTACGTCTTGGTATATCTTCTACGCTCATAGTGCTACACGTTGGTTGGGGTTAAAGTTGGGACTGGATTTGATCCTCCAACAATAGTCCATCCAGTGGCCTGCCATGGGAATTCGGTATCGGAACTTGAGCGGTAGGAGTCATCGCCAAGATCACCATCATAAATATTCCAATTTAATCCATCCCAACCCACCGAATTGCCTGTTCCATTTTCTGCATATTGCGCTTTTCCGTTTCCGATAATTTCAACAAATTGATAAGTTCCATTGGAAGATGAAGTGCCAGCGCCCGAAACAATAACAGCATTGTAAGTTGTTGGTGTAGCTAGACTGGTAATAATTGAAGCCACTTGATAGCGCCAAGGCCAGTTGATATAGGTGGCTAGGTTTGCGGGGTTGCCCGTGTCTCCGCGATAGGCGGCGGCAATATGCCCCAAAGCTTGCTTTTCATTCCATTGGATAAGCCCAGCCGCCGACCCCGAAACAGCATCATAGATGGCCTTCCAGACATAGTTCTTGGGAAGTGAGATGTAATCCGCTTCACTTCTCGGTGCGCCTGCGGCTACGGCAATCTTGGCCCAGAGATAACGTTCTGGAAGATCGTAATAGTCCGCGATGGAGCCTGATCCCAGTTCTTCAACAAGCCATTTCGCCAGCATCTGCCGTCTAGGCAGATCCGCCGCCGAAGCAAACACCGCATCTAAAGTAGGGAGAGCCATAGCCTATGGTCTCCGTCCTTTAAGCCATGCCCATAATACGCTCACCCATGCCAGCCATAGGGGAAGCTGCTTCCATTTCGTCAGCAGCCTCGTCCTCCATCTCGTCTTCGTCGGACTCGTCTGCGGCGATCTCAACGCCAGCAATCATGGTAGGAACCAGCGAGTCGCCTTCGACGCGGAAACTGACAAGCTCCTCAAATGAGTCCCCGTCAGCAACGTCTTCGGGCAAAGTATAATCGGTAGGTATTTTGATTTTCATAATAGTTATTCTCTCCTCATAGAGCTTGCCTTAGATTTTACTCCAAGGCAAGCCTTGATGAATAGAGACTAGCTATTAGACCAAGTAACCGTAGCCAGAGCCGCTAGGGCAGGCGACGAGGTCATTCGCGAGGTTGCAACGGAGGTGCAGAATATAGAACCCGAATTCGGGGAAAATCTGCTTCGCCGCGACAGCCATCTTAGCGCGCCAGTAACCGCTGTTTTTGTCAGGGTTGCAGTTCTTGTCGTACTCGTTGATCCAGCGGAAGTCTCCGCGATAGTTCTGAGCATCATAGACAAGTTTGCCAACCTTGAGGTTCGGATTCGGCACAAGCCACTCAACTGCCTTCGGATGGAAGATCACCGTGGAGGTGTACTTCGCAGCCTTGTAGGCGGGGTTGATGATGAACTTGGTTCCCTTGGTCGCGCCAGTCGTGGAGACATAAGGAGCAACTTCGGTGTAACCACCAGAACCGTCATCGTTGAAACGCTTCGGGAACGGGCGGCTATGGAAGACGAATCCACCGTAAGCCTTCTTGGGCAGGAGCGAGGAGCCGTTAGCACCAAGCAGATCGTTGACGCGATCACTCCAGCGAATGTCCTGACGGACATCTTCGTTGAGTTTGATCAGGTTTTCAATCGTGGCGCGTTCGGCAAACACGTTGAACACAGGCGAGCCGTCATCGGTCACCGCATCACCGTCATCACCAGCGTTGTTCTGGTAGAGGCGGTCATAGAGTTCGCGAAGGACACCAACCGTAAGGACGGAGGTCGGATTCGGCAAAGAACCAAACGAGCTTCCCGTGGTCTCAGCGAGGCCAGCCTCAACGGAAACTTTGGTAACAGCCTCGTAGTAGTCGTTGTCGTAACGCTCAATCCACTCCTTGTTGACGTTGTCGGCAAGGATCTTGATGGAGTTGTTGACATCATCAATCGGGAAAGCCGAAGTGCGAACGTCTTCCAAGCAGATCCAATCCGACTCAATCGCCTGATGGCGGAGCGAAAAGGTTTTCTGATCGAAGGCATAGCCAACTTTCTTGACGGGAGCCAAGCAGGAGTTGTCCTGACCAGCTTCGCCAGTGACGCCAATAGCTTCCCAGCCGCTGCCAGTGGCAACCGTGCGCTGGGCGATGGTGTTGGTGATCGTTTTGCCCATGTTGTCGGGGAAAGCCGACTGGGTGACAAAACGCAGATAGGGGTCTTTGTACAGACCCAAGCGATGAGTACCAAGGGCGATACGTCCAGTCTCGCGCTGGAAATTATCATTGATGGCCTCACAAGTAGTAGCAGTTTGTGCTGACATATTAGTTTATTTCTATTTGGTTTTAGGGTTAGTTTTGATATCAAGGCATAGGATGCCCGTCTATCGGTTGAGTTCTGGGCCGCGACCAGAGATTTACGGCTACAAATTTTGAAGGCTAACCAGCCAGCGAGGCGTCTGCGACCAACTCAGACTTAAGTCTTGAGCGCAAACTATTACATTTACGCCAAATTGTCAATAGCAGAATTTAGCGGAATATAGATTTTCCGAAATTCATCAAGCTATCCACATCCTCATCTTCTTCGCTGGCATCCGTTTCGGTAGCCTTGCCAAGACTCGGAGTGGCCCCAACTAGTCCTTCCAGTTGGGTCTTAAGTTCTTTGATTTCGGCGTCCTTGGTCTCGCTAACCT